AGTAACAAACCTGCAACGGCAGATTGATGAAAGAGTTAAAATAGAAGATAAAGCAACCGAAGAAGAAGCAATAGCCGGTACAAATGACACTAAATGGATGACCCCTAAAACAACTGATGTAGCCATAAAACAAAAGGCAAATAAGATAGGAGATATTGTTACTGCTTCTTATGATAAAGAAATAGATAGCAATGGGGAGTTTGTTAAATGTGATGGTAGAATATTACTATATAGCGAATATCAAGAATTCTCAGATAAAATAAATAGGGTATTTGGTACGCAAATATATAATAGTAATCCCGATATAAAGTTGGACCTTAAGGATAATGAAACGGTATTATCTAAATTATATACAGATTCCTATACTTACGTTTTACATGGTGGAAATTATTATTGTATAAGAAAGTATGGTACATCAGAAAATACTGAGCCTAGTTATATTACAACAACAGACAGGCTTGATACTAAAAACGCTACTAATTTTGTTTCTCCAATGTTTATGGATGATTCAAACAGATATATATATTTAGTGGCTTGCCCCACAGTTACTAAGCCTTCTATATATAAATTAGACACATCTTCTATGACTGTAACAAAAATATTTGAGACTTCTTTTATAGGAACTGCTTATATCACAGGGACTATAAAAACAGACACGGGTTTTATGTGCTTAATAGCTCCTTATACCTATTATAGTAATACTGAACCAAAGGTACTTAATATCAATATGAATACTTCATCAGTATCACTTATAAACCCATCAGGGGTCAATATGCTTGTTGGTTCCACATGTTATTGTCGAATTGATAACTACCTATATATACAAGGTCGCCAAAAACAAAACGATGAACCAGGCATTATATATAAATTTACCTTACCTGGGTATGATACTTATACAAGCTATAATGCAAGTGTAGACGAAAATGAAGTACCTAATTCTGTAAAAAGGTTTATGTATAAAAACCCAAAAGCCGGTTCTTATGCTAATATGAATGTACAATTATCCTACTCAGATGAAGTTAGCTATGCAATAGATGTTAATGAATCTACGGGAGAATTTACACACATATATAAATTTGAGGGCTCAAAAGAAGAAGACCAAAGATTAACTATACTATCATGGGTTAATGCTTCAACATTAAAATATATTGATATAAGTGATGCCAGAGCAAATAGAATAGAATTTGTTCTTAATGAAGAAAATAATGCGTTTATTGATGCCTATGGGGCTATAAATTTTGGAAACAAACAAAACATAGAGAACCTAACTAGTACTGTATGTTATTTTACAATTAAAGGTAATTTTGTGTACTTATACCCAAATATTAAAATATATGCGATCAGTAGAAGAATCCCATACAGTGCCCAAGCTACTTTACATTATGTAAAAGGCCAATACAAAACTACATATAAACTGTTTTACCCAGATTATATTAATCCCACAACAGAGACCACTTTATACTATAATCATATAAATAAAGATAGAGTTTTTGCACCTAATTTAAGAGTTATTGATTATATTAAAGTTAAATAAGGTGAAATTATGTACTATTATATAATACGAAATCAACAAAATAACATTGTTGGCTATTTATCTTCGGATATTCCTAAAAGTATACCATATTCAGAAGAAGTTAGCAAGGAGAAATTTGTAAATTCTGGGGGTATAGTAACAAAAAGACAAAAACCAAACGAAACTCCTATTAATCCACAGGAACCGTCAATAACTTGGGAAGAATTGGCTAATGCTATTAAGGAAGGGGTAAATGAGGTATGAGGTACAAAAAACGACCCATTATTGTAGATGCTTTCCAGCCGATAAAAATTGTGCGAAAAAACCCTCCAAAGTGGTTTACAAATGCAATTACTTGTGGTATAATACATGTAGAAAATAATACTTTGCATATAAAGACGCTGGAGGGTGACATGAAAGCCCGTATGGGTGATTTTATTATACGTGGAATACATGGTGAGCTCTACGCATGTAAACCCAGTATCTTCTATGAAACTTATGAAAGGGTAGACTAACATGAATAATAAAGATTTTGTAGTTAATACCCTAAAACAAATTGGGTTTAAGATTGCACAAGAGTTGCAAAGTAATATACCAGATATGGAAGCAACAGATATTATAGAACAGGAAGAATACCTTCCAAGATTTGATAATACAAAGCAATACTTAAATTTTAATGCAGGATATACTTGCTTTTCTGCTAAGGGTAATGCGGTTAGGCTATTGCAGCCTTATGACAGTTTGACATATCCGCAAGAACCAGAGGAGCTTCCCGCTCAATGGGGTTTTTATTGGTCTACTAACCCAAAGAAAGCAAAACCTTATGTTAAGAGTGCAGAAAGCCCTTATTACAAAGGAGACTGTTGCATAGAAAAAGACGGGGTATATAGATCAACTTTAGAAACTGCAAATGTATATGCTCCAAGTGAGTACCCTACTGGGTGGGAATATTTAGGCAATAAGTCAGGATTTGGAATAAATTAAATTCTGGTATTTATAAACCTCTCAATATGTGCTACAATAAAGAAGGTGAAAGTTGTGTCTGAAAAAACTAAAGTTTGGTGGAAAGCTGCTATCCGACGTGCGATTAAAACCTTTGCACAAACTGCAATCGGCTGTATAGGTGCTGCTGTCGCTATATCAGAGGTTAATTGGCCTATGGTATTATCTGCATCAGTTCTTGCAACTGGGGTTTCTTTGCTAACGAGTGTAGCAGGACTACCAGAGGTTGAGAAAGAAACCGCAAACAAAAACTAAAAACAAAGAAGGAGAATTATTATGGCGAATCGTTTTTATCAGAATCGCATGGCAATCAAGGCAATCAGCGAGAAAGAGGGCGTGGACGTGGACATTGCCTCCCGCATGTATGCACAGCAACAGGGCTGGACCGGCTGGGAGAAGGAGATGGACGAGTGGAATGATATTCAGCGTTCCTACATGAAGTCTAAGACAAAGACGTTGGCAGACCTATTTAAGTAACCAAAATGAAAAGGAGGGGAAAGCAATGAGCAATAGTCCCCTGATTAATTACACCAGACTATCTCCTAATCATTCCGGGCGACGCAACCATGTGATTGATACGATCTCTATACACTGTATGGCAGGCAATGCCAGCGTAGAGACTTGTGGGGCCTTGTTTGCCGACCCGTTCCGCAAGGCCAGCAGCAACTACGGAATTGGAAGCGATGGAAGAATTGCCCTGTATGTAGATGAAGCAAATCGGTCCTGGTGTACCTCTAATGCCGCCAACGACAATCGGGCCATCACCATTGAGGTGGCCAACAACGGTGGGGCACCGGATTGGCCGGTATCAGGAAAAGCCTATTCTGCATTGCTGGACCTATTGACGGATATCTGCCGGAGAAACAATATCAAAGAACTGCTATGGAAAGGGGATAAATCCCTGATAGGCCAGGTGGACAAACAAAATATGACGGTTCACCGGTGGTTTGCCGCTAAAGCGTGCCCAGGAGACTACCTGTATAATCGGCACGGAGAGATTGCCGCCGAAGTCAATAGGAGGCTAAAAGGAGAGGATGAACCCGTGGATATTGCAAAATTAATCTCTGAAATGACTAACGAACAGGCTTACCAGCTCATGCAGAAAGCAGAGCTCCATGCCAAAACCATCCAGGAACCCAGCTGGAGCAAGGAAGAAGGTCATTGGGCAAAGGCTACGGCAAATGGTATCGTAGATGGTACCAGCCCGGAGAGACCCATGAAACGGGATGAAGTGATTGCGGTACTGGGTAGGAAAGGGTTGTTGTAATGGACCCCTCTGCCATAACTCTTTTAGCCGGTGTAATAACATGTGTTATTGGTATTTGTTCCTTTGTTATGGGGCGAATGGACAATGCAAGAAAAAGTGGTTCAATGGAAACAAAAATTGAACAAGCACTCGAAGGAATTAATAGAATAGATCGGAAACTTGAAGAAACGTCAAAAACCCAGAATGCTACCATATCGGTTATAAAAGCCCATGAGGAACAAATAAAAACTTTATTTTCTCGTTTTGATGAACTCCGCAATAGATGTGAAACAAGTGATAACGTACAAAATGCAATACATGAATTTATAAACTACCTTAAAACAAAGGAGGGTATAATGTGAACGAAAATTATATTGAAGAAATGGAGAATGAAGGAGAGGCGCTAAACCAAAGTCTTGCATTAAATAAGGTTATTATAAATCTATTAAAGCAACAGAGAGAAACTAATAAGAGAATGTTTATTGCTCTCATTGTTAGCATACTTGTAAATCTTGCCATTGTAGGAGGGTTTCTTTGGTATGAAAGTCAGTGGGAGTATACAGAGACAAAAGAAATTACACAAGAGGTATCTGGTAATGATTCCGATATTAACAGCGTATCAGGCAATCAATACAAAGATAGCGCAATTCACAATGAGGGAAAGGAGGGATAAGACATGGCAGCAAAACAAACAATTAAGTACACAAGAACAAGAAAACGTAAAAGTCCGAGCCCTAAAAAGTGTCCCTCTTGTGGACGGTTTTTGGGCAAAAAATAACGGGAGGTGGCATTAAATTGACAAGCCACATAAAAACCCGTAATACATTAAAAGAGATTCCACTTGTTGAAACATTTGAAGCCTTATTGAATAAGTCAATGATTAGCGATGAAGAAAAAGAGCTAATGCGATTACACTATATTCAGAAAAAGGATTTTCGTTTTATTGGTGATACATTAGGTTATAGTGAAGCATCAATAAAAGCAAAACATAGAAAGATATTAAAGAAACTTAATAAGCTATTGTAGTATAAGATACCACCTATTTTATAGGTGGTATTTTTATTTATATAACTTTTCATGCACATTTAGTACACTTTAAGGACCTATTCTGTAAACAACAGGTAGGTCTTTTTATTGTATAGTGTATCTATAATCGGTAGGTGGTATAGAATGATATTTTCAATAGATACGGTTTGCAAAGAACTTAGGTGGGAATATGGTTACACTAAAAAGAAAGCTATGCAAATTATAAAAGACTATGAAGCCCAAGGGAAATATGAATTCCTGTGCTATTTAATAACAAAGCGCAAAAATAGTGAATTAAAAAGGAGAAAATAATTACAATGTATAACAGCTTTATGAATGGGTATAGCCCTGGATATGGAACAGGGTATAACCAAAATAACTATGGTAATTATGGTATGATGCAAAGTCAAATCCCTTCACAATCAATAGCACAGGCTTCTCCCCAAAGCATGCAAACAGGACAGGGGTATAACTACCCTTCTAACACACAAAATGGCGTCAGAGTGTTTTCTGTGGGCTCATACGATGAAGCAAAAGCAATACCCACAGACTTTTCCGGTGATATGCTTATTTTAACCGATTTATACCACGGTAGAATATATACCAAAGTATACGATGCTGGACTAAAAGAAAGTATTTTCAGGGTATACCAAGTTATAAACCCTAATACTCAACAGCCACAAATAGAAGGAACCCAACAAGTAATAACTGCACCACAGGAACAAAATCCTGTTACCCCAATGTATGACCCTAAACCGGATATAAAAAATATTTATTCCGAAATAGAGAATATTAAAAAAGAGTTAGGTATTAAAGACGCACAACAAAAAAGTATAGTTCCTGTTAAGGAGAATGAACAATGAATAATCCAATGCCTAATATGAATCCATTTATGGCTGCTATGCAAATGGCACAGAATGGAAAGAACCCTATGCAGATGTTGCAACAAATAATGGGAAGTAACCCTCAGTTTAATCAAGTAATGAGGGTTATAAATAGCAAGGACCCTGCTTCTATGAAAAGCACCGCTGAGAAAATGTTCAAAGAAAGAGGTGTTGATATGGAGCAGTTTGCTAAATCTATGGGAATAACACTTCCTAAATAATATGGTATGGACTTGGTGCGCGCAGTCAAGTTTATATAAATACTAAAAAAGGAGAATTGTATTATGGATGATTTTGGAATGGGTTACGCACTGGGGCAAGACAGTGGTTCTTCCTGTCGTGATGGTGGTTCCGGTATGTGGGGCGGTGATGGCTCCTGGATTTTCGCATTTCTGATTATTGCCCTGATATTCGGTGGCCGTGGCGGTCTGTTTGGCGGCGGTTGGGGTGGTAACTCTGGCGGTTATGGAGATGGAATAAATTCTCCTGCCAGTCAGGGTGCTCTAACTCGCGGTGATCTGTGCAGCGAATTCAACTTTAATAACCTTGATAATGCAGTCCGTGGTATTCAGCAAGGATTGTGCGATGGTTTTTACGCTATGAATTCGAGCCTGATGAATGGTTTCCACGGTGTGGATAATGCCATTTGTAATCTGGGCTATCAGACCCAACAAGGGTTTAACACCTTGGGCTCCCAGATGGCACAATGCTGCTGCGATACGCAAAGAGCCATTGACAATGTGAATTTCACTACTCTACAAGGGTTTAATGGGATTCAAAACCAGATTTCTTCTTGCTGCTGTGACACCCAGCGTCAGATTGAGCGTGGCTTCTGTGACGTTGGATACAATATGGCAACGAATACCAATAATATTATCCAGTCCAGTCATAATGATACTGACCGTGTTATTGCTAAACTGGATTCCATGGAAAATGCACGTCAGCAAGAAAAGATTGCCGCATTGCAGCTTGAGAACCAGGGCCTCAAGTTCCAGGCTTCTCAGAGCGCACAGAATGCCTTTATTACTGCTAACCAGGAAGCACAAACTGCTGAATTAATCCGTCGGATTAATCCTATGCCGGTTCCCGCTTTCCAAGTTCCCGCACCCTATCCTTATAATAACTGCGGGTGTGGCTGCGGTAATGGTTTTGGCTGTGGGTGCTAATCAATGAACACAAATAATCAAGGTAATTTTGAATTTCTTGACTTAATATCTATAATCTCTTTTTCACTGCAACTAATGGTATTATCTGAAACAAGAAATCAATCTACAACGGATGATATCTTTTATGAGTTAAAACAACAAGATACAAGATATCTAAAACGATTGTTAGAGGGTCAACAAAAAATCCTTGATAAACTCGCCCAATTAGAGGCTGATTAAATATCTATGGGGGCGAAACTTCGCCCCCATATTGATTAGGAGGATTAACAATGTCTTGTAAAAATGTTTGTAAACTGTGTGATCGTTTGGTAATTTCTCAAGCCGTTACCTTTACAGGTGGAACACTTATTATAAACCTCCCTGCCGGGTCTTATAGTAATTGTGAAAAATATTGTATAGTTGTTGCACAAAGTATTCCTGCTACCACAACTATAAATGCTCCTGTTGTTATTACAATAGGTACAGGGACCCAGCAATACCCTCTCACTAAAAGAAACTGCGCCCAAGTAACGGCATGTGGTATTCGTACAAGAACTAAGTATAGCGCTTGCGTCGTGACTACTCCAACAGGAGGGTCTCTCCGGTTAATGGGAAATACTTGTTGTGCCCCTAATAATAACTTACGGTCTATAAATGGTACAGCACCTGCAACCCCTGCCAGCCTGGCCGAATAAGGAGGGTTATATAATGAATAAGAATGCTAAACTTTCTATGATGGCTCGTCGGCGGCGCAAGGACGGTACATTTATGGAGTATATGGGCATGAACCCCTATGATCTGTATGAAAATGACTATGGACAGCCGTGGACCCCTAAAATGGAGCGTAGTGGCTCCTTTAATGTTGGTAGGGATGGCACTCGCACGCCGGTATACCCTATGAGTAAAGAAATGCCTTGGTCCATTGAAGGTACCGTATACTGGGATAGAGAACCGGAAGATAGAGCGTGGCCCTATTATCCGCCTCATGTACCCCCTGTATATACCGGTGGCGTAGAGATGCATCATAAAACTAAAATAGGATTTGCTGACCCAGATCAAGATACCATGGACCGGTCTTATCAACCTAAGCACACCCAGTATATAAAGCATCATAAGGAAATGGAAGATGCAGATATGGATATAAAGCCTTTGTCACAGTTTGAGGCAATGCAATGGGTGAATAATATGAAAAATGCAGATGGTTCTACGGGTCCCCATTATACAATGGAACAGGCTAAGCAGATTATGGACCAACAAGGATACAGCGGAGACGAAGTTGATTTCTTTGTTGCTATAAATATGATGTACTCTGACTATTGTAAAGTAGCAAAAAGAAATAACTGTGGAACTACTGAATTTTATGCAGCTATGGCAAAAGCCTTTCTTGATGATAAGGATGCCCAACCCGAAAAACTATCCAGGTATAAGAAATATATAGCGGGTCATTAATGCAATAAAGCCCTCCATTAAGGAGGGCTTTATTTTTGTTATTAGGGGGCACGATTTATTACTTTTTAATCAGCTTCTTTATAGTCCTCCGGGGCGGGGATATGTCATCGGGGCAAAACAGTTTGGCGTGCAATGCGTTTCATCCCTGACAGATCGGTGAAAACTGTTTCATCTCTCGATGGGTAATACAGTTGATACCCTGTTCTCTTGTTTTTTCCTTTTTCATCTTCCCAGTAAAACACATCCTCAAGTATAACCTCTTCTCCGTTATCTGTGAAACAGTAACCAATGTATTTGGCATATCATACTCTTCTCCGTGTCATGTTTACCTCCCGGTCTGTGGCCTATTATGTTTCCGTGTTCTTTACTGTGCCTATATAATACCATATCAATTTGAATAATACAATAAAAATTCCAATTAAATTATATACAAATTATTGAGGTTTTATTTGTTCAATATTTTATTGAACTTTTATTGCGTTTTATAATAAATTGTGCTATTATATAGTCACAGTAAAGAACACGACAGGCCAGAGGCCAGGAGGTAAATAAAATGACGTATAAAACAGTGAAAACCGCTGAACAGTGGATGAAAATTGAAGCAATGGGAACTTATGAGGATGATTTCAGAAACGGCGAATTGTGGGATTTTAATGGAGAATTGTATTATCTTTCCCATCTTGAACTTAGTACCGAAGAATTAAGGCTTTTGGTTGATTGTGTCAAAGTAGAAAAAATTTAAGCCGAAACGGGCGCGAAGCCCGTCCGCATGAACCGCCCTACATGCGCTGATGATGGCAGGGCAGAAAGGAGTAAAGAAAATGAAAAGATACACTCTTTATTTTACTTCTAAATCCCGGTATAAAAAAGCGTTATCTTTAATGTATAAAAAGCCCAGTATTTATAATGAGATCGTAGGTGGTATAGTACAGCCTAAAGGATACTATATATCATGGCGAATGCAATAAAAGGAAGGGCTAACCCTTCCTTTTATTATGCTCTATCACAATCACAGGATAAACAAACTTTTATTAAACCATCATCAAATTGTACTTTTACAATAGGGGTTTGTCTTTTATTTTTCTTATGTCCAGTTGCCAAGATTACAGCATGGGCATATCGGTATCGTGATCTTGCATTAAGTCTTTCAGGAAATATAAGATATCTGGGTGCATACACTTTATCCCCTTTATGGAATCTACTTGGAATTGCCATGTTATATAGTGCCCTCCTTTTCCATTACATACTGTACAATATCTTGTTTCTTTTGTATAGCTTCCATGACTAACGAATCTATACAAGGCTTACCGTTACTTAAATGTGCGACTATGTAATAATAGTATACGGGTTTTGTTTGCCCTGGTCTATGTACTCTCTTTAGGCTTTGTTCATATAATACGAGCTTATTAGTCATATTATAGTATATCTGGTAATGAGCGCGGGTTAAATTTACGGATTCTGAACCTTTAGAAAATTGTACACCAAGTATAGTGGAATTTCCTTCTTGCCATTCTTGTTCTGTATCCTCTGCACCAGACAGCTCACTATACTTTCTTCCAATTTCTTTTGCTACTTTTCGTATTTGTTTTAAGTCATACCTATACTGAGCAAAAATAACAACAGGCTCATTATAGGGTAGACTTTCAAGAATACTTTTTAGAGCTTCTTTTCTTTCATCTCCTATCTTAAACAACTTTTTTTGCTTTGTCTCATAGTTTACCGCGCTAATAAATCCGCTTGTAATTTGCTTTCTTCTTATTTGACTTGTTAAAGCATTTTCAGCTTCACAATAATACTTGCTATTGGCTATTAAACCTTCTTTTACCATAGTATTATATAGATTTGTAGCTTTTTTATTCAGATTAAAGTCCACTATTCTTTCATTTACTGAGGGCAATTTAACGGTTGATGGTATACGAAAAGCAATGGAATAGGCTTTTTTCTTTAGATCATCCAAATTCTTATAGGGGTTTTTCTTATCTAATACCGGAAATCCAACTGCTGCTGATAAGTGTACATCTAAGTTTTGATATTTAGACTTAAAATCTGCAAACCTTGTACCAAATATTGTAGGGTCTAAAAATCTATACTGTGCATATATGTCCATTGGATTTTCTGCAAATGGAGTACCAGTTAAAACCCAACGAACCGGGGTCTTTTTACTAAGCTGTGCTAAAAATCTACTGCATTTACTACCCGGCGATTTAATACGATGACTTTCATCACATACAATACAATCCAATTTAGTTGTCTTTTTAAGTAGAAATTTTGCAAATTCTGTCCGCCATACGCCCTCATAGTTTACCAATACCCATAAAGGGCCTTGTTTATTATTCTTTTTTGCGCTCTCAAGGCTTTTTTGCATAAGTAGTACCTTTTTATGGGTAGACACTTCACATAGCTGTACGATGTCTTCTGGCAGGGTATAGCTATACTTTACTATTTCTTTAGGCCATACATATTTGGCCCCGGCAGCGGTACATATAATTAAAACAACTTTGAACCCACGATTTATAATAGCATCTATTGTCATTTTTGTTTTACCTGTACCAGGGTCTGTAAATAACCCAGCAAAGTTATGATTATATAAATATTCAGTACCTAAAATTTGATGGCCCCATGGGTTTACTTTATATTTTAAGTGATTTTTAATTATATATTTGGAATTTCCATCCATGATATACACCCATTATTCTCTGTATATGTATATTTACCTAATAAACCATTTTTTATCTTACCCATAAAATAAATGAAAGATTCTTCACTATATACTACCATTACAATAGAGCCTGCATAAAGCCATTTTCTTAAATTATGCTCTTGCTTTTTACTTGCCTTATTTTTATGGTCTGGGGTTTTTACTTCTATTCTAATTGATCTTGAGTTATAACAGGCATTTATATCCGCCCTTCCACTTGATGTAGCATCTCCTTTTATTTTTTCAGAAATTGCAAAAGGCATACTATTTATGGATTTTATGATATTATTAGTTATACTCTTTTCAATCGGCACGATGAATGCCCTCTTTCAAGTTAAACTCAAGTCCTAACCGATGTGCCCAAAATCTGGGTGACATAACATGAGGTATTGCTTTATCATCAATATACAAATTTGCATAAATTTTTCTTGTATCCTTACCACAGTATTCTTGTATAACAGGTAAATTCTCGTTTATAGCATCAAATTTAATACCATAGGCCATACAAAAAGTGACTGCATCATTTAATTCTACTCCCTCACGGCATGACCATAGTATAACTTTTACATTATTTTCTTGCAAGGATTTAATAATATTTATAATATCTATGTTAGGTGTACCTATATTAGGGTATTCATCTTTTAGAGTTATTGTTCCATCAAAATCAAATGCAACAATTATAGGCAAGTTTGATAGATATTGTTGTGCAATTATCTTTTTCTTATCCATACTACTCTCCTATTAATATATCATTTACTTCTTTTATCATGTGTTTACTAACCCAAAGATTTAACCATTTTGAGGATTTTATACCATTATCCCAATCAACATAAAATAATTCACTATATTTTCTCTTATAGGTTAAAATAATATGCTGCAATAGTTTATTTCTATGAGAACATAACTTCATAGATAACTCTATATTAAAATCCTCTTTCGCCCATTTCTCTATATCTTCATTAAATAAATCTTTTCTTTTACGCTTGAAAAATCTATTATAGACTTCTTCTGGAACATAGCAGAAATGTACCCACTTTAGTTTTCCTGTTCCTTTTATATCATCAACCATTTTTAACAATATTTTCTTTTGTATCATTGTCAATGCTCTCCTTTAAGTTTTCAGCATAAGAAAAAGCATTTCTTTCATATAAGTGTGTACTTCCCGATATATGGGTATAATCCCCAATACCAACACCAAGTTGAAATGCAAGAATGATTTGCATAGCTGTAAAAGAAAATACATCATAAGGAAATCCGGTCCATATATCATTCGATCTCATATATGTAGTAGCATGCAATTTATTATCTCTTATAAAGTATTGGAGTGCTATTGTGCAAGGTACATCTTTAGTAGGTTTATCTATATAATCTACTGGGTCTTTTATGTGAATTACTGCTTGCCTGCTATCTGGATGCTCCTTTAGCAGTCTATATACATAATCAAATTGATTAAACCCATACTTATTAAAAATTCTATATCCGTATGCAGAGTTTACACTTTTTCCATTATCGGTTAAATCATCCCAAACCTTAGAATATAAGCCAATATCTGATACTCTATTACTTCCAGATAGGTACCATAAAAGTTCACCAACAGCATAACGAATAGGCATTTTTCTACTTTTGGATTTAAGGATACAACGAGTTGGATCTGTTATTGTAATACAAGTATTAAGCAGTTCCCCTACAACAACCCCGTCCCTGCTATTAAGATGAAGGATGTCTCTTTGGTTATATAATTCTTCCATAAGAGTTTCCCAGGCATCATCTATATTTTCTGCAATAAGGTAGTAACTCATATCTCAATACCCCCTGTTAAAGTGTTATATCTGTATATGTTTAAGGAAGATTGCTTAAATATATTCTCAAACCCTTTTACATATTTTCGTAACTGGTTTAAGGTTTGCTCATAGTCTCCTCTGCTTCTCAATCTACTTTCTGCATATTCAGGACTAATAGCAACATATACAACTTTTGTACCAGCGGTTAGCATTTGTGCCTCTAATTTATAGAGTTGATACATATTTAAGTGCCTATCTTCTGCCTCTTGGTATACAAATTGACCATAACAAAATCTATCAGCTATAATATTTCTTGTTTTAGAGGCTTCGATTATATTAAGAAAATAGTCATAATTATTAGGCGTAGATGCAGTACAATGTACTATCTCTGCATTCATTATCTTTGATAAAAACCTTGCTAAGGTACTTTTACCAGACCCGTCACAACCCTCAAGAACAACTAACATATTGCCTCCTTTACCTATTTTCGTCAATCTTCCATTTTCGTATATATTCCTTTGTACCATGTAATGTATGATACCTTTTCCAATCAATATCACCAAACATATATTGGCCATCTGGGAACTTGAAAGATTCATTTAAGTAGTGCCTTATTTCCATACCCATTAGACCATCATATTCTAATTTATGTAAATACCTATTTTTATCTGGGTTATTAGGGTCTCTAACAACAGAATCCTTTTTTTCATCTATGTAGTCATAACACAAACAAGGGATATTAAAACAACTGTACCCATTTTGCAATACTTCTGCTGCAAACCCTATATCGTCTCCATGAAGATTAAAAGCATCCGGCATTTTTATCCCAGCTCGTTTAATACCCTTTATATTAAGTATTTTAGTTTGCCTGGGTGTTGGGCCTTTATTTATCTGGTATTTTATACTATTATAGCTATCTTTATTAGAAAATCTTTGCTTTCTAATATTACCTAATAGCACCTTTGGATGGTTTCTAAAAACCTCTCTTGATATTTTACCAGTTAATTGCAATACTTTTTGCGGTATTAAAGGGTCAATCTTATAATCTTTAGCTCTTGTATGCTTACTACACTCTTTACCGGAATTTGTTTTACCACGATATAAAAATTGTAAATACCTTATATCATCATCCATATCCATAATATAAGGTAAACGATTTTCTATGGCATAATCCATTATGAATTGTCTTGTACTACCAACACCGGTTACAGCACCTTTAGGAATTGGAATTAAATTCATACCACGTTTAATTAGATCACGATTTTCTTTTTTATACTCTTTATATTGTTCTTCTCTAACTACAATATATACTTTACTTAAAGCCCTATCTGTAAACATGGGTAGCAAATTTCTACCTATAAAAAATCTTGGTCTATTATATGAGGGTATAAAAATATACAATAAGTCTTTTTCGGTTGTATTATTTAATACCTTTTCTATTTTAGAACGATTCATTAAATAGCCCTCCTTTATACAGAAAGGGGGGCGAATGCCCCCCTCTTTTTATGGGCCTTAATTAATCATCCCATTCATCATCTTCATCATCGTCAAAATCATCATCTTCATCTTCCGGTTCAGGCTCTTTTACAGCCTTTTTAGACTTAGCAACTTTCTTTTCCTTTGCAGCTTTACTACGCTTAGCAGGCTTTACTTCCTCTTCTTCATCCTCTTCATCGTCGTCAAAGTCATCGTCCTCTTCTTCATCCTCTTCCGGTTCTTCTTTCTTAATAGGCTTCTTATTCTTAGCGGGTCTACCACGCTTTACAGGTTTAACTTCCTCCTGCTCCTCTTCTTGCTCTTCCTCTTCATCCTCTTCTTCATCATAGGCAGTCTTTCCAATGGGGAAATAATCACTGATCTTAGCATAAGTTTGGCCGTTGTATTCATTCCAAAATACTTCGATATCACAGATCTTTCCAATTAGCTTATCAAGATCAATCTTAATCTTACCTTCATGCTTTACACCGATAGCCTTGAGAAAAGCCTTAAACTTCCACAGGGCCTTATCAATAAGAGTAAAGGTTTCAAAAACTCTACCACCCTTATCTTCACCCTTGATAACCTCAAAGATTACCTGGAGAGCATCGTCCCCTGCTTGAGTAGTAGTTGTATTAATTTCCTTCACCTTTGCGGTATGAATACCCTCAGAAACTTTAGAAAAAGTTTCTACTCCTGTCATATCTACGGTAATAGTACGCTTTGCCATAATAAAATCCTCCTAATATCAAATGTTATATGTGGAAACCCGAAGGGCGTCGCACTCAATTAATTCTGGATGTTGTCTATGAATAATACCCATTAATCCAGGGTTATCTCTTGCAATTCCTTTTGCAATTACAGTATCAACAGCAACATTAATTTTGTCTCCTGTTTTTCTATCTCTTAAATACTTATACCCTTTTGCTTCATATAGTATAAACGTATTCATATTAATCTTCTCCGAAAACACCTAATTTTTTTAGTTTAAGATAAGATGGGTTTATCATCGTTGCAGGTACTTTAATTTCTTTATCTGTTTGTAGCTTAGTCCAATAATAAGGATTGGGGCCAATGTGCATACCATACTTAACAACAGTTTTTTCAGTTCCATTTTCAATCACCTCTCTACTTAATCGGGTTGTATGAAACCCGTAATTTGCCATACCCTCTAAATACGTTCTTGCACCTTTACTTACAATAGGACGGGCATCAGGTAGAATTTCATCCTCCATACCATCAATAGAATCCATGGCCTCATGGCAGGATACTAACACCCAACAATATTCACTTAATTCCCAGCACATCCTAATTAATTCCTCTGTATCGGTTTTAAGATCACCCCACATTTGTTGGGTCATTTTCTTTTTCTTTTGCAAGGCATTTTCATCAATCCACATATTAGTAATCATGGAAAAGGTGTCAACAAAAATAGACTTATACCCTGCGCCTTTTTTATTTATCAATGCTTTTAATCCTGCTTTTAAGCTTGGTACAGTATCACACCGAAGACCCATGATGCCCTTTTTCTTACGGATTGTGTTGGCTCCATCATCCCCCACCTGCATATACAACATGGGTTTAGGCCATGTGGAACCTACCTCTGTTTTTCCGGTATTAGATTTTCCCCACAATACAACAAACTTTCTTTGACCAAGGTTTGCAATCTCTTCTACTTTATCCAATATTCCCATTTTGTACTCTCCTTTCTTCTGTTACAACATCTGTTCTATTATGAATCTCATATTCACGTTCTAACAGATATTTTATATTTCCTCCTGTTATCTGGGTATAGCAGATGTTATAATAGCTGCACCAAGTACAATCCCTACCCATGTTTTTTGTTTTATTTGTTTTTCCATACCGGGCAATTAATTTTGCTTGATATACAAAGCCTTTCCATACATGGTCTACAATTTCAGGTTGGTAGTCCTGTTCAACCCTAAAAAAGTAGTTAGGTATATTCTCCATTAACTCCGCTGCAATATCTGCTTCTGGTTCAATATTATACTGTTTACATGCCCTAACATAAGAAAAAGGAGTAGCTTTATTCAGCTTAGTTTTTGAAAACATACCCGATTTTTCTAAAAATACTGGAGCTGGGGCGGGTTTACTACATATATAGTCCCATATTACTGAATCTGGTAATACCCCGTACAAAAATTTAACCGCCTTTGCATATAATGATTTTTGAGTATTCATAATCAATACACTATTGGACGGTTTAATAGAAAATGTTTTATGCTCACCTATTTTAATAGTCTTTTTTCCATTTTTCTTTTTTAAGTACAGTTCATCAATTTTGCCCTTAAATAAATAAGGCTCACCTTTATGCTCAAAAATAGGTATTTCAAATTCTTTTTCGGTTACACTTGGTAGCTTTTCATTATTGTATACGTCATTGTAATCTTGGAAAATATTCCACAAGTCCTCTAAATAGTTTTCCCCAAGATCACTCTGCCAATTTGCCGGTATTTCATAGTATGTATCCGTTATTTCTTTATAGGCTTGTTCCACTTTTTGTGGGTCAGACCTAACTTCTAACAACCTATGAAAATCTGTTCCAAAATACAAAGGACGTTGCGGTTTCTTAGGTTTAACTCCTACCTCATACCCTAAAAAATGAGAGTACGGACACCTTAAATAGGATTGAACTCGTGAATAGCTTATATTCATATCATATCCTCCTTAAACAATAGCACAAATTATAGGGGCCCCTTCTCAAGTAACATAAGTAACAAGATAATTACAATTTGTGCTATCGTTTAAGGGATAAACTGTATTTTACTGATTTGAAACACAATTATTCGTTGTATGCAACCCGCAAGAAACCCTGGAGGAAAGGTTTGGATAGATAAAATAATATAGTTTATAAATACAGTTTATCTCCTGTCGATACTGCCACGACTACGGACTTGAACCGTATGAAGCCTTGCCTTGTCGTGGATGGCCCTACTTTATCTATATGAATGAGACATGAAAGATATTAAAGACAGTACATAGGAGCCAGTACATAATAGATAAAGCAGGGTTAAGGGGGTTATGTGTCGAAGATACTGAGAAAGGAAAATGAAAGCAGCACCTAAGACTATGGGCCTATGGCCCTTGGTGTGGAAAATGGGACTTGAACCCATACGCATTATAGCACAAGAACCTAAATCTTGCACGTCTACCGATTCCGTCATTTCCACAAATGGCAGGGGTAATTGGATTTGAACCAATGTTACCGGCGTCAAAGGCCGGTGCCTTAACCGCTTGGCGATACCCCTATATGGTGGTCTGTATGGGAATTGAACCCATGCTACCGCCTTGAAAGGACGGTGTCTTAACCACTTGACTAACAGACCATGGTGGTCCCTCTGGGACTTGAACCCAGGGCCATCCGGTTATGAGCCGGGAGCTCTTACCAACTGAGCTAAGGGACCATAGGGCTATTAATTAGCCCCTATATGGGATTTAGTTCCCATCTTCATATTCATCTTCATTAAAAGCACGCTTTTTAGTGATGACCTTTTTTACTTTCTTAGTAGAATCGGTTTTATTCACAGACTTTTTCTTTCTGGGGGGTGTAAAATCACCAGTATCTGGGGTAATAAAATTAGCGAATCTTTCTTTCTTGGGCTTAGGGCTAATCTGCTTACCGGAGACACGATCAAAAACGATCTCTCCTTTAGCAGTCTCGACAGTTATAGTCTTTTTATTGGCTTCGGTAATCTCCTTTTGGGCAATCCCAATGCCAGTAAACAAATGCAAAATTACTTTGTCGCCCTTCTTTAGGGTCTTTAGGCTCATAGTTTTCGCCTCCTTTATAAGATGACTATACTATAACACACTTTTATAGTAAATGCAATACCTTTTTATAAACTTTTTTATAAAAACTTATACCATATATTGGTATTTAATGTGTACCCCATGGACCAACGCCTATATCACAATCTAAAGGTACTTTTAGGGTTATACCAAAATAATCTAATGTCTTAGGATGTAGCATAATTCTCCTTATTTCTGGCACAATCCAATCCTTGCACTCTTCGGGAAACTCACCTAATATAGAATCATGCACAGTACCTACTATCTTTAAGCCCTCTTTTCTTAATTCTTTATGAATCTGAAAAGCAGCGGATAGCAGTAAATCAGACCCTGTGCCCTGGACAGGTGTATTTATAGCCCTTCTGGCAGCAGAAGCCCTTTCCCATTTATTAGCAGAATAAATTAGCGGTAGCTTCCTAAATCTACCAAACTTATTATATACACCACCCAAAGATTCACAGATTAGTTCTTGCTCATGGTGCCATGGTAATAAGCGAGTATATTTGGCAAAAAACTTTTGCCTAAATTGATTTGCTTCACTTAATGAAAATATTACCCCGTAATTATTATAAGCATATTCGACAAACTTCTTTGCCGCCATACCATAAAGAAACAATTATACCCTCAATTTCTTGATATTTATTAGGGTTTAGACTATACCTTAATCAATAGTTAATTAGTTTTGTTTTAAGTATTTACCTGTTTTAGGGTCTCTTTTAGTATGGTGTTCTTGATGACATTTTTTACAAAGTACAATCAAATTGGATATATCATTGTTTTTTCTATCATGGTCTATATGGTGTATTAATAAATTACCCATACTGCCACAAAGAGAACAATATACCTTTTCAATAGCATCTTTGTATTGGCACCCATACTTAAAATTATTGTTGTTTACCCCTTTTTGGTTATACGCACCCCAGGGCTTTGAGCCTCTTTTTCCTCCTCTTGCTTTATCATGCTCTTTATAAGCACTCTTTGCACAATCGTGACAAAATTTTTGGTTTGGCCCTGTTTTTGTATACTCTTTTCCACATCTTTTACAGATTTTTATTCCAAAGTTTCTCAAAATATAACCTCCTTTCTTTATATTTAACCTATTTAACTATTGATCCTTCCCGTATATATAAACTCGTTTGATTTACTCTTATAGAGTAGTCGGTTTATAATAAGTCGTTGCACTCTCCGTTTAACGGTTAGCACAGGATTGGCATAGAGAAAAATCTCCTTAGCTTTCCCTGTTTTGAGGAAGTTTTACTTCGGCAATCTTATACTTTACCGAAGTTGACTGCTTTGGCCTTCCCACGTTCTTCTTTCGTTGGTTCACGGCCATTGGTCATTAATTTTGCTGTTGTAGTGTGGATATCTCCACCTTCATTATATATCTTTAGCATGGTTTGGTCATTAGAATAGTCAGCAGCAATACGAAGTTCAAGTTGTGAATAATCTGCTTCAAAAAACAATCTTCCAGGCGGTGCTTTATAAATAGCCCTTACGTCTTTTGTCCTTGGTACTTGTTGTAAATTTGGATTTTGGCAGTTATGAACGCAAATACCATTAGCAATAAAACAATTTGTTTTTGGTACTGTTATATCGTATACAGGCACACTAATATTAAGATGCTCAATTTTAGTTATTACATGATTATTTTTTAGGCTACTTTTTCTACCATCATACTCTATTCCATAATAATCCATTCTATTTTTTATAAAAGAGTAATCTCTATTAAGGAGTTTAGATGCACCAACAATACCGTTTCCTTTTTCTAATGCTTGTATAATCTCTTTTTTAGTACATCTTTTTTCCATTAAAATATCATGTTGTTTTTTATAATATTCTTTATCTCTTAACTTAATAGAAGATTTTCCGCCTTTTGCATGCCATTCTGCATCTCTAATACTAATATGGTAACTTGCATGCTCTTTTGCAGTCATCCCTATTAAATTTCTTGGAACATTATTAAAAGGGTTATGGTCTATATGATGTATGTGTTCTGGTATAACCCCATAAACTTGAGAATATACAAAAACATGCTCTAACATTGAATTATGGCCAGAAAAGTAAACCTGATATCTTTTATTATTTTTTAACCCGCGTTCTATTGCAAGAACATGGTCCCCAGGCTTTTTTCCTTGTTTTGGTATAAGGCTATCAGCCCTTTTATAACTTCCATCTATAAGTCTTATTAAATGATCTGATGTAACATCAATATACTTTGTATTTCTATTTCCTTGGGTTTTATACCATACCCTAACAATATCATCTCTATATCCAGTGCACCCACTCCAAGACACTTCACATAGTACAGGCTCTAATTCATCATTGAAAGAATAAACTAAATCACCGGCAACAATGTCTTTAATAGGCTTATACCCACCTGGCACCATAACCGGAGTGCTACCAACAAGGCAACTCGTTCTTCCTGAAACTACATTTGTTAAATTAAAACTTGGGTGAATTCGTTTATCTGTACCAAGATCATCATCCCATCTATTAAGGAACATTTTATTAAGTGTATTAGCAGCTTTATAGTCTAATATCATCTTAGGAAGATCATACCCTTTTGCAGCGAGTTTTTTTAATACACTTGCATCCGCTGATGGTTTACCGGTTTTTTCACTTTTCTTAATAACAGGTAAACCTTCTTTATTAAATAATACTTCGGCTACTTGACCAGAACTGTTCCAGTTAATATCATATCGTTCTTTTAAGCATTTATTTGCTTCCGCTTCTAAGTCTTTATACTTCTTTTTTACAGAGTGTAAAGCAGGTATATCAACATAAATGCCATTTCTTTCTACATCTCTGTACATTCTATACGCTGGCCGTAAAATATGCTTATACACCTTCCATTGTTGTTCAGTCAAATTTTCATTAAACCAACAAAATAACTCCCATGTGTATAAAACGTCTTTACGCAAATATGGTCTAACTTTATCGGATGTATCAGAAGTCTTTTCTTTCTTAGAGATATCCCAATCGTCTACACCTAAATACTTTTGGGCCATATATTTTAGTCCGTGCTTTTCTGCCAAGTCATAAGCAGTACCTAATAGCATAACATCTTCATTTATGGGTAATTTAATGCCAAAATGATACTCTATAAATAAAGTATCAAATTTACCATTTTGCCATACTATTTTTGTATCAGATTCTTTTAAGTCTTTTAGTATTTTAATGCACTCTTTTTTACGGCTATAATCATTGATATTAAATGTCTTTATTGCAATACTACTACCTATACCCTTAGATAGGCCAATACCAATCCAAGTTATAGTATCTTTATACCTATTTAGCCCGGTTGTCTCAATATCTATTGTAGCATACTTATACTCCATAACCTCCACCCTCTTTACTATGCTCTAAGCAGCTTTCATATTCATGTACCGTAATTTTATGAATTTTACACTTTCCGTAGTGGCTATCCGGTATTGGTTTTCTATCTAAGTGTTTACAAGTCTGGCATACCCCTATGGAAAACATACCGCGTGTACCTAAAAAGGATTCTAAGCTATCTGCATATCTTAAAGCATCGGAATAGCGCACTTTCCGTTCATTCTTATTCCCTTTTGCAAGTATTATTCCTGCCTTTGGGTTTTCTTCTATTCTGTCTATAATAAGTTTTCTTGCTACTGATAAAAAGGCTTCTAAGTCACTAATATGTTTTCCTTTTTCTTCATTTAATGTTTGTTGCCTTTTCATTATAGATCACCTATCTTTTACAGGTTTTCTTAATGTACTTTTTAGAGTTAAGCCTGCCCATTGTGCCTCACGAGTTTTAGGCGCTCTGGTTTCCTTAAACCCTAAAGAACGCATATTCCTAATAAACCCATGTTTTTTATGACTTTCTCTTCCAAAATCAATACAAAATTGGGTATAGGCTTCATATAGTCTATCCTTAGATATTGAATACTGAGAATCAACCACACACTTCTTTTTAATAAATGCGTGTATACTATCGGAATCTTGCCGTAAACCCTCTACCATACGATTACTCATTCTTGTACGTGGGATATCACTAACAGGCAATAGGCTTAATAGATAGGGTATTACCTCTTCTACGCTCTCATTACTGCACAAATCGTCTACATACATATTGTTAAGAAATAACTCATTATTCATATATAGTATCCGCATTCTCTTATAGAAAGCGTTAGACTTTTCTTCTAACTGTAATGGCAGCTGATTAAAGGAAAAGATTAGCTTTGCAAACGGTACAAAGAAAAACGGTTCTTTTCCTTTCTTCTCGTGCATAATTTGATCTCCACCAGTAATCTTTTTTAAGTTCTCAATAGAGGATAAAGGTAAAGACCCATTATCACCACAAGAATTCAGCAGCCTACCATATAACTGTGATGGGTAGAATCTATGACTTAATTCGTGCATACTTAAAGCCGATGTATTTTGTCTGCCTACCATAGTTTCAATAAATCGTAATAGAACTGATTTACCGGTATTAGACTGCCCACAAAGAATCATAAATGTTTTTAGTCCATAGTCTAAAGTTAAACAATAGGCCATATAGGATAAAATCATTTTTATGTCTTCTTTTAGCAGTTTTGTTTTTTGAAAAAACTTATACAACCTTGTATCAGTAAAAGGAACATAGTTTCCTATCTCGTGGGGTATTTGTATAGTTTGTAGATACTTGCTATCATGAGGTATTATTTCACCAGTATCTATATTGTATACCCCGTTCTTAAAGTTTATCAAGTTCTTATAACAATTAATTTCATTTGTTGTTTTTTGTAGTCTTATATCATCAATGATTAATCGGTAAATTTCCATTATCCTTCCTTGGTTTATGAAATAATCTATCATAATCATTTCCCTAATTGTATTCCTTATAGAGCTTGATGCTTCTACGTATACCCCATCCTTATATTGGTAGCACTCACCACCTAATACAAAAGTATCACCACGATTCACAAAGTAATCACATATTGCACGAGCATTAATAGAAATGGCTTTTCCTTTGGCATCATAGATAAGATATGGGTTATCCCCGGTATCTCTTGCTTGATATTTTTTAGTATTATCGACTATCTTTTCAAGCTCTTCCTGGGTCATAGGGTCATTAAAAACATACTTATTTATAACATTAGCTATATTAAGTATTTGTTCATCATCTGCGCCACGGTTTTTATACGCCATAAGGTGAGAAAATAAAGTAGAATTTCTTCCATCACCGTCTTTTAAGCCTAAGAGGCTTTCTTTTCGACTTAGCATAGGGGTCCATTCTAAGGGTAATTCTGCTATACCTTCCCAATCCTTATTAAATGATCTTCCTTCGGCATTAAAAGGCAATAATACATATCCTTTATTAGCACACCTAAAATCACATTTTAATCCGCAGGGTAATACCATTCCTACTCGTTGTGGAAATTCCCGGTCCGTCTTAAAATATAGATGAAGCCCGTGCGGTGTTTTACACATTAGAGTTTTTAGTCCTGTTTCTTTTACAACCTTTAGGGCCTGTTTTTTACCTTCATCTATATCAACAACGATATACCCAGACCTAACCCACCATCCAATCTGCCCACCTGCTTTTATATGAGACCGTGCAAGTTTTATATTGACAATCGCAGAATCTACACGCTTTTTATCTTGGCATCTAACATACGAACCTTGCCCAATAAGGGTCTCAAATTCTGTTAATGTCAATATAATCACTCCTTGATATCATTCAAAGATACTTTACTGTTTTTTAGTTCTTTCAGTACAAGGTCATACAATTCTTTTACTTTATCATTCATAGGAGGAACACTTAATGATTGTACACAGCATTCATCATTAGTAGGATAAGCAGTATCATCAAAACAACAGGAGCCATTATCACAAGAATAGGTAGTATCATTATCAACACCTCTATCCATTAAAGTATAATTTGGACTATCAGAATGATTTAACCAACGCTCCAATCTGTCTACCTTTTTAGTAACTCTTTTCTTTAGATCACTATTTGACACACCAAAAATCGCTTTTATATGGTCCATTATGATAGTAACATCTGCAAGTTCATCTAACACACCCTGCTGCAACTCTTTACGAGCTTGCTTTTTATCTTCATATCTGGGATACTTTGAACAAATAGTGGCAAGTTCACAAAGTTCTTCCATAGATACTAAGATTTGATGGTTAGGACCGTATACTTTACGAGCTTTTTTTAGTACCTCTTTTTGTTTACAAGTTAGTATTGCCATACATACTACCTCCATTTAGTTTGTTTTATCAGGTTTATTCCAATCTTTAGCATGGTATACACTACACCCTGCTTGATTAAAAATATTTTGTGTCTGGAGAGATATTTCTTGTTTACGGCCATATACCACCCTACTCACTTTAGCAGACACCAGAGCGCGGGCACAAGCCTCACATGGGTATCTGGTGACATACACCGTAGCTCCTTCTGTGCTCTCCGTAGAGGAAGCGCAATCTGCTAATGCGTCTATTTCACTGTGGACTGCACGACAATCAGACGGGTCTCTATGTGTCTTATCGTCATTTCCATACAATGCAACTCTAAGACACCCCTCACGAGAACAAATATTAGGCATACTACGATTTGCACCAAGTCCAATTATATGATTATTTTTTACAATACAACAACCAACTTTTACTTTTTGACACCCACTGTAAAACTCCGCATAGTCATCTGCTATAACCATATAAAAATCATCATTATGTATACGATTACTGGTCAAGAGTTAGCTCCCCTTTCATAAGGTCAATCCTAATCTTCTCTGATAAAGCAGAAATAAAAGAACCGTTAGAAGGTCTGCCTGTATCAGGGTTGACACTATTCCTAAACATAATATAGAGAACATCACTATTACCTTTTTCAAAAGTAATGTCGATAGCATGCCTTATCGCTCGTTCTACACGGCTACCGGTTGTTCCCTCAAGTTTACCAGTATCATTATATAAACGCCCTGTGATACTTTTCATATATGTAGGGTCAGATAAAACCAGAGCCACAGCAGTTCTAAGATAAAAGAACCCACGTAAATTAGCTGGCATACCCATTTCCATTAAATTACCAAGAACCCAAGAAAAATAATTGCTGCTTTGCAGAATATGTTTTGTAGATTCGTCAAAATCATCTAAGTTATGGTATTTATATTCAAACATACGCTTACCCCTCAAATAAATTATAGCTTTTAGGTACTTTCGTAGGTTTATACTTAACCTTCGGTCTACCGGTTTTATTATAAGTTCTCATATACTTAGAAAGTTCACAAAAACAATTTTCTAAAGACATAACATTAATGTATCTATCATAAACGGCACGGTCCTTAAATAATTGTTCAGGATTCCATTCATACCCTTCTGGCAAACAGTCACCATAGCTTAGGCCATTAAACATCTCATTCATGTTATCTCTAAGCCAGAACAAACACTCTTCGGGTGTCATACCATCAGTGTCCTCAAAAACATAGCTTAAACCACGTTTACATCCGGGACCAGCAATGGTAAATTCATTTTCAGAAAAAGGAAAGTCCTTAATATATGTTAGATCAACAAATACTTGATAAGATAGAAAATATGCAAAACTGGGAAGCTCTTGTATAATATCATATACCTCTTTTTGGCTCTGTGCATTCATAACCCGTTCATACACATTATTCTTTTTTAGCCAAGGACCAATATGAAAAACTCTCAAAGGGATATCGGATTCAGCACCCTTATCATTATTTGTATGGGTTTTACCGTCTGGATACTTCCACATAGATTTTGTACTACCTTGATTATATGCAGCAGAAAACCATTTTCTATCTGGGTCCACGTCTATAATAGCTTTATACAATGGTCTAACAGTTTCCTTTAGTTTAAGTCCATTATAGATATCTTCCGCAGACCAAGGACCACCGAAGTCTGTAAATGTATAAGGATTATTCCATGATCTAAACAAGAAAGTATTAGCTACTTTATCCTCAAGGGACAATCCTTTATTTTTAGATACATTCTTAATAAGTGCCTTAGACACCCTATCATTCTCTCTAAATATATTTGTGAACTTATATGTGCTTAAAATTGGGTTTTTTGTCCATGGTGCAGGTAGTTTTAGTACATCCTTAGCATAGTAAATCCCATACCGGTCTATAATAAATTGCATCAAATGAGCGGTATTTTGTTCATTAAGTACAGGGTTAGCCTTTTTAATAACCTTATATCTAACACCGCAATAGGGTATATCCCGTTCTTTTGTTCTCATATAGCCCCTCCTTTAGTTAGTTTACTATATCATATTATAAGACTAATTGCAATCACAATATATAGTGTTATAGATTTCGTTTATACATATACACTAAGGAATTAATAGAAGACGTTTTAATACTTGTATACCCATACCGTTTAATGGCATTGCGTAAAGAAGAACGACAAGATTCTGCACTTGAATACCCATTTTCTTTAGGGTCTATTACTACAACATCAGATTCCATAGCAATAAACTCGTCTAAGGCTTGTTTAAGCTCAGATTTCTTTCTTCCTCTTTCAAAATCTTCGACAGTTAAATCACTTTTACGAAATTTCATAATACAACACTCCTTATATTAAATATAATCTTTTACACAAATTGTAGTGTTATTAGGGAGAGTTTTGAATAGCCTAAAAGGTAAAAGATGATTCTCTAAATTAGTAGAATTAGAACTATACCAGCTTAATCCCCCATATTCTTCTCTTTTAATATATACTGTGTCAACGCAAGCATCTTGAAAAAGTTTCATAAGATTCCGTTCCTGGTCAGTAAAAAGTAATTCATCACACCTTGTAATATAATCATGGTTATTAACAATACGGCAAACTTCTTTACAGGTTACTTCTTCTCCATTTACATTTTTAATTTCTCCATCTTCATTAATAAAATACTCTTTGAGGTCATCAAATATAAGGTTTGAAAACTTAAAAATTTGATTAACCTTAACTCCAATAACTTCGCAAATCTTAGGGGTTTCTTTCTTCATAATTTCCTCCTTAAAATTATCATATATGTCTTGTAATAGTACATTATTAAAACAATCTTCGCACCATGGTTCACCATTTATTGTACAAAGTATATCTTTTAGTTGTCCACAATTTGCACACTTGGTTATGTAATAATCCATAAATTCCTCTCTTTTACTTTCTATACTTTAATCCGGTTCCTTTTTCTTTCCTTCACTGCAAAAATCATCAGGCTTTCTTGTCGATTAAACTTTTATACATTGCGTATTCCTACCGCCAATAGGGGTAGGCCAATCCGATGCTTCGATGAAATATTTACACTCTCGGCAATAGCACCCGCCAGCGACATGGACGGGGTCAATGATTCGCTGCTCGTCTATAATCTGGGAGATGAATGCTTCCCCCCAATTACTCATCATGGGTAGTCCTTTTATTTGTCTTTTCAGTTCATCGACATCAATTAGTCTCATGCTCGCCCTCCTTGTCCATGCGAGCGCCGCAGTTGGGGCAAATCGCAGTATTTACGATGTATACTGACCTAACATGACAAACACTGCAAGTTCCACACATACAACTTTTAATTAGTCTATTTGGCCCTAAAAACTCCCATCTCCCATGCCTCACCTCCGCAACGTCGGCGGCGGGCTCTTTCAGAACAATATCAAACGTTGACCCAGGAAGGACATCAGCTCGTCTTGTTTCATCATACCCAAGATTTTTTAAGAGCTGTGCCCTCTCAATGTACTCCTTCATTCCTTTTCCCTCCGTAGTGCGGCCTCAATTTCCAAAATCGAGAATGTATGACTTAATGGCTCTGCATTCGGTATTTCAGTCTCCGCCGTGATAAAGATATTTTCAGGCGTGTAATCCTTAATAACCGCATTGCACCGCAATCCTACGCTGCTCTTGTATGAAATTTTATACCCAGGTTGGCACGGCATCACCACGCACCGCCTCTCTCTGTCCGCCAAGGTTGTTTTCATTTGCAATCGTAATCAGTTCTTCCATGACAGTATCATGTGGGACAAGCTCATTGCCGCCTGCTTCGACAACGCTCTGAATTACTTCTGGCAAGGTCATGCACATTTGATAAAAAGCATCCTCTTGTCCGGTTACGAGAGCGTAAAACTGGTCAAGGCTCACTCTGCGGATAAGCCGATGTCCCATTCTCTGACCGTCAACAGAGGTTTCCCATTTAATGTTCTGGGACTTCTTTGCAATAGCTTCAACAAGGAAACAAGCGCAGTCATCGTCTTTTAGAAGCTGATTCTGCATCTTGATGAAAGTTTTGCCAGACGCAGACGAGTTCATGGTGTTATGCTTATTCTTCATTTCTACATAGACAGTATGAACGACAGAACCATCCGGCAATGCAATTCCGTCGGGATTTGTGTAAATCACATCCCAGCCACCTTCTTCACCGTTCGGCGGCACATGGCAATTTGGTACATACTGAAAAATTCGCTGATGAAAATAGCCGATGTCATTGTTGTTAGATTTGTCGCGCTGGCGAAAAATCTCGTTACTGATGGTTTCTTCCCACGTTGCCCGATACACAGTTTTGTCAAAGATGAGTTTGACCGGGTCAACGATGTTCCGATTAAACCGCCTGAGGTCAAATGATTCCAACTTGTCACCATACTTTTGAATAGTTGCCCGAACGTGTTCAGTGAACTCCTGCTCGGAGATAAATGACAGATTCCAACTCATGTGTTTTCTAAAGCCTCCTTTATTTTTGATGCAATTTCATAAGCAAGGTTAACGGGAACAGCATTTCCCACTTGCTTGTATTGTGAGCCTACACTCCCGCAAAAACTCCAGTCATCAGGAAAACTTTGACACCTGGCATTTTCTCTGATAGTGAATGGGCGGGATTCGATAGGATGGCAACGGTCTGTTTGCTTCTGGCTCGGAGAAGTTAGAACAGTCAATGACGGCTCATCAAGACTCATCCTCCTCAAAATTCCGGTACGACCACCCCCCATATTCCAGCAACTCTTCATGTATTCCTTTGCAACATCTTCTGGAATGTCGCGCCAATAACCTCCTGGAGGAACAAGATCATAAATTTTTTGCTTGTATTCAGAATAGGGTGTTCCATCGCTTTTAGGACAATCGAGCAAAATGTCTCGTAAGACTGGTTTGTAATCGTGCGGCGTGGGAAAGTCAAAATGAATCTCGTTGAGAAGATCATTCCTTATTCCGATAGTGATAAGGCGCTCTCTTTTCTGTGCAACGCCGTAGTCCCAAGCGTTCAGCACCTTCTTTCGAATAGTATACCCTGCCTGTTCAAATATGGTGGTAATAGTTTTATACGTTCGCCCTCTGTCATGCGTGAGAAGACCTCGAACATTCTCAAACAAAAACATCTTCGGTTGGAGCTTTTCCAAGAAAGTTGCGTAGTGGTAAAACAGCGTCCCTCGCGCATCTTCCAATCCCAATTTTTTCCCTGCGTAGGAAAATGCCTGACAAGGCGCACCACCGGAAAGCAAGTCGAGTTCACCTTTCTTTAGAGAAAAGTAATTCTCTAAGTCAAGGCAGGAGATGTTTGCTATATCGTCTTCGATTACACGCCATTGGGGTCTGTTTTTTCTGAGTGTATCACAAGCGTCCTTGTCAAACTCAAGGCAAGCTAAAGTGTTAAAACCTGCTTTTTCAATGCCGAGCGCCAGCCCACCGGCACCGGCAAACAATTCAATCGTTGAAAACATTTTCATTACTCCGTTCTCTTGTTTCTTTTCTTGAAAAGCACATCACATCAGAAATGTTACACTCTAACCCGTCACAGATTTTTTCAATGCTCTCCATAGACACATACTCATCCTTGCCTAATTTAGCAAGTGTGGTGCTGCTGATTCCTGCTATCGTTTTCAGGTACAGCAATCACAAAATACTGGTACGCCTTTTCGGCATCAGTCATCTTTTAACGCCTCCAATCTCTCCATCACCATCTGCACAGCCTCGTTCGTCATGGGAGCACCACATTTCGGACAAAAATGGTTATATTTTCTGTAATTCTTTAATACTCTATCATCTCCATGTGCATCAATTTTCTTGCATCTTGAGCACCTTATACTTCCGTATTTCGCATCCGTAAACTCACTCTGTTCAAATTCCCATTCGCCCATCCACACCTTCTTCACCCGCTCCCGGCTGACAGGACGGAGGGCGGAAACAGCTATATCAATCGCTTCGTCCAACTGTTTTCTGTCCCACCAAAGCCCATTTTTCAAGGTATCAATCGCTTCTTCCCGTGTCATTTTTATCCCCTTTTGAAAATACTCTTTTTCTTTCATTAGCAATATACTGACACCCACAATTAGGGCAATCAAAGGCATCGTATAAGGTAGGCTCCATTTTGTTAGAAGCTATAAGAAATATCTCTGTTTTTTCACGGGCAATATAGTGCCGTTGTTTAGTTAGTTCAAATACATGCCCACAGGATTTACACTCTACCGCAGCCATAATACATCCTCCTTAATTCATATACTCTACTTTAGGGGCCGTAGATTCGTCCCAGTCTTGCCAAGTAGTATAAGGGGTAGTATTTACATGGGCACCGGTTAAATCATCCTCCTGGTGGACTGCTGGGGCCTCCTGCTGCTGGCTAATTACCTTGCTCTGATTATAGGATACACCCAAGGCAATTAACAACGCTATAACTACACAAAATAGAGTAGCACTAAGAACCTTAATATGACCTATGTACTTATGTAGCATAGTCTCTGGAATATAGTTTACAATACAATCATTTGTTTTCATGTTTTTTCCTTTCTGTAAATACCTTACCATTTACTTTAATAGTATATCCTGCTTTTCGTAATGAAGCCCTAATATCTCGCTTATAGGCACATTCTTTATATGTTGTTGACATATAACACTTTTTACCTTTGTACACTTCAAATAAGAAAGCCATATAACCCCGCTATATTAATCACAGTAGATATAATGATTAAACGTACGCCTTAAACCCATCCAGCTCGTACAAAACACCCTTGTGCCGGATACCTACATTTCCTGTCTTTCTGCTAACATACGCCCGACGACCTTTAGGGAATAAATCAGAATAAACCTTTGCCTCTTTACGATTAATAGTGAGATTAGGAAAATGGGTTTCAACTTCATCGGGTTTAAGTACATTATAAGACATATTAGGACGGGGATAGAATGAAAAGAAACAGTTCTCCTCTACCTCTGCAATACAGTTAGCAAACTTTCTGGAAGGATTCCTCTTACGATACAGTTTCTTGTCTTTGTTTAGATCAATATACAGGTCTTTTTTGAACCAACGCTTAAAAGTGGATTTAGTAACGGCAATTTGCGTATGGTCATCATCTCGACTGACTAACTTATACCGAAGTACATCATTAAGGTCTGTTTCAGTACAAACAAGATCATAAGAAATACCGGTTTTCTTATTGGTATAAATGATAATGCTTGTGCCTACCATGGTTTTAGTTTTCATAAGAACCTCCTAAATAATACTATGTAATAATGTGTTGTCTTATGCCATTATTAGTGGTTTGTGGCCTTTCTTGACTGTAAATACACTATAACACACCTACATAGAAAAAGCAAGGACTTTTTATATTATTTCTTAAAAATTTTTATAGCAGGATTATATAATATATGTATGTGGGTATGTCATAGCAGCCAGTGTATAAATATACAGTTTTGTATACACCTGGGTACGGATATTCATAACAGTTAAGCTCTAAAAATTCATGGGTTTTACCCTGGAATAAGTGTGTATGGAGTGTGTTAATCTGTGACGATGGAAATTTTTGAACGCGATTTTCAAATTTTCACATGCGAAAAAGTTGGAACCGAAAAATTGGCATATTTATTATAAACTACCCCTGAAAAAATGGCATTTTTATAATAGAAAAGGTACTAAAAATTGGCATGAATTTATTATTAACTTATTATAAATTTATAATAAAATACCTTGCCAATTTTTTTACTTCCCTATTGCGTGCGCCAGAAAATGAAGATTTATTATAAAATTGATGCTTTTTTGGAGTTATGAATAAATTGTTAACGACTATGAACAAATTGTTAACAAATGCAAGGAAAAATTTTTATCTTGCATTTTTGAGGGACAGTGGGTGAAAAATACGTGTAATTTTAGGGTTAAAAATTGGCATATCTATTATAACTTTGAGCTAAAAAATTGGCAAACTAATAATAAAAATATCGTAAAAATCGCGAAAAAATGGCACGTGTTTTATAATAGAATTATAATAAATTATTATAAATTAAGTGTGCCAATTTTTTTATTTCCCTATTATCTACGAGAGAAAATGAATTAAAATAATATA